ACCCAAGAAGACTCCAACTCTCAGGCGCCACGCCTAAACAACCTCACGAATTTGAAGAAGACGCAGGCGATGTTCGACTTCGTCGGAAAGGCCCGGGCGGGAGACGTACTGAGCTTCCTCCGCTCGAAGGACCGAGCCACTCCGGAGAATATCCAGAGGTATGGACTTGAGGATCTCGACGTACAAGATCCGATTGACCTGTCCTCGCCCGAGGCAATGGCTAAGATTGACATCATCGCGTCGATGGCGGGTAAGGATGTCCGCGTATTTAAGATTGCACCTGTCGACCCCGTGGTCGGCCGAGGCATCTTCCGCGCAGCTTGGGAAGAAGGAATCGACGACGTCGACTCGGTAAGTGTCGCGGATAACTGCCTTGAGACCCAGAGTCTCCTGAACGGGCTCTACCGTACGATGGTGGACAACTTAAAACTGTCTGGCAACGTGATCCTCGGAGTTAAGGAGGAGTTCCTCGCGGACTCGGTCAAAGGATTCAAGCCCGGACAGAAGATCCCCCTAAGCCCCGAGTGTGAGGATGTCCGCCAAGCGATCCAACAAGTGAACATCAACGACTCCAGCCAGGGGCTCCTACAAGCCTTTCAGATGACGAGTCAGATCCTTGAAGAGGACAGCGCCATCCCTAGAGTGCAGCAAGGACAAGAGTCCGTTCGCGGAGAGACTGCTTTCAGCTCCGCCCAGCGACTCAACGCCAGCAGCAAGTACTTTGCCCGCGTCGTCCAGAACTACGACGAGGGACTGACGGAGCCAATCATTACGGCCATCTACAACATCACGATGGCGAACCCCGGTAAGGAGCATCTCAAGGGCGACTTCGACATCGAAGCCCAGGGATTCACGTCCTTCAAGAACAGAGTTGCACGCCTCAACAGTCTTTTACAATTCCTAAATGTTGCACTTGCGCACCCGGAAGTGTATAATAACCTGAAACTCGGACAGATCTTCCAAGAGTTTGCGAAGATGCTGGACCTCGATCCAGATCAGCTTGCATACTCCCAAGAGGAGATTGCAGAGCGCGAAGCCCAGGACAGAGAAGCCCAGGCGGAACAAGAGCAGCTCAACTCCGAACAGAAAGGAGCGGCCATCAACCGCGACAACAGTCTGGCGAACGTCAATAATGCCAACGCTGCCAAGGCGCAGGCAGACACCCAGATCAATCAGATTGAGACCGTTAACGAACAACTGAATCCAACGCAGGAGTAGAGAAGATGCTACAGCAAACAGACACCGTATTCCAAGGGAACATTGACATGAAAGGCCGCGTGCGCGACCAGGCCATGCGCATCGAACCTCGGGTAGCAAAGATGAGCGTCGGGAGTGAGACCGCCAACGTGATCCCGGTCACCGTTCAATTGCAAGCCCCAGATGCCGCACCAATCAACCACAAGGCGTACGTCCAAGCGTACCTGTCCAGTGATGCAGCTGGTGATGTCCTCGAGGCGACCGGCCCGGATGCGATTGCCATCGGCACGAACGGCACCCTTTTCAAGAGTGGCGGCGACAGCGTCGTCCAGTTCGGCCTGAAGGCTGAAGTCACTGGGGCCATCGATATCAACGTTACGAAGTCCGGAGAGGACACGTTCTACCTGAACGTCATCCTGCCGAACGGCGTTGTGAATACTTCCACGGCCATCACTTTTGATGCCACCACGTAAGGCTAGATGATGCCAAAGAGTGTCCATATCTGCGGGCTGTTCAGGCAAGATCTCGCCAACATTTCTTGGGGCGATCTCACGTTTGACGGCTCTGAGGTATGGACTCTCAATGACTGGTATCGATGCTATCCTTGGATGACCCCCCATCGGGTGTTCAACGTACACTTCTTCCCCCACGTCAACGAAGACGAGCACCGGTTCCCCGGAGACTGGAAGGAGTGGTACAACAAAGTGATCGCACGAGGGGGAAAGATCTCCGTCGTGCAGACTATTGAGGGGGTCGAAGAAGCAGGCCAAGAGCTGCTTCCGATGGAAATGGAGCAAACCTTCAGACTTTCCAGCATGGGGTGCGGCATCAGCACGGCGATCTGCTTGGCAACGCACCTCGGGTTCGAGAAGATCACCCTTCACGGAGTATACCTCCGAGACGAAGAGTACGCGTATCAGATACAGTTCATCGAGAACGCACTTAAGAACGCAGTACTGAAGGGAGTGCAGATAGTGAACCCTCGCTCCCGAGAGTGGGAGGGGCGAGACGTCGCGAGTGTTGATTGGCGAGATGCGGTTGACGCAGACGTCGGATCTCTAAAGCATCTCGTCAGGTATTTCAAAGGGCACCAATTAGAGGACGTAGATTAATGTCATCCCTCGACACAAACTTGAAGTCCGACGCCCGCGAGAGAATCGCGGACCTACGCATGAGCGGAGACGTGAAGACTCTTTTCAAGGCCCTCGCTACCCAGAAGGAGTACCTGGAAGGCAGGCTTCTCAAGGAAGCCGGCAGGGACATACCGGACCCCCAAAAGACCACGAACCTCGCGATACGTATTGAACTACTTGAGTCGATTCTTGAGTTCCCCGGGCGGATGCACGACAAACTGCACCAGACGGGCAGTTGACAATCCACCGAAAGTTTGATATATTGTCAAAGAAGAGACACTAACAGGAGCACCAAAAATGCCGAACGAGCAGGCCACAGACGACCCGCCGGTTTCCGCAGACGATGAGTTTTCCCAAGCATGGGATACCGACGTCTTCACCGCACCCTCTGAAGGAGACCCCTCGAAAGAGGAGACACCCAAAGAGGAAGTGAAAGAGGAAACCCCCGAGGCAGATACGAAAGATACGCCCGCCGCAGAGGAGACCAAGCCCGAGGACGACAGTAAAGAGTCGACGCCAAAGGAAGAGGAAACCTCAAGAACAGCCCTCGAAGACGCAGAGGAGCGGGCCAGAAAGCTTTTCGCGAATAGGGATCAGAAGGACGCAGACGACAGTAAAGAGTCGACGCTGGACACGGAAGATCCTGAAACGAAGAAAGAGCCAGAAGAGGAACCTCGAAAACCTCTCAAGAAGAGAGAGAAGATCGAGAATTCCAAGGACTATGCAAAGTCCCTCGTTGATCGTCTCGACGAGGGGGACCGAAAGGAACGGCTATCGGACGTTATCAAAGACTACCCGGAAGTCGTCGACCTGGCGGTACTCCTTGCCGAATCCACCTCCCAGCAGGCGGATCCCCCCGCAGTGCCGGAAGGTTTGGAGAAGGCCCTCGAGTCCGTAGCGGGCATGGCATCTAAGATCGAGCAGCTCGAGCAACAGCTCGACAGCCGCAAGGAAGTAGATGCCCTCCGAGATTACGAATCCGCCGTTGAACGGGAAGTCCCGGGCGGCGTCGCAATCAGCCGGACAGAAGGTTTTAACGACTGGCTCGATGCCCAATCTGTAGGAGTACAGATGCTGGCAGAGACACCGGACCCGGCCAACGGGGCTAAGGTGTTGAAAGCGTTCCAGGAACACCAGGCGTCGAAGAAGGCGCAGGACCATGACGCTAAGTCGGAGAGTGCAGCTGCAGACCGCACCGCAAGTTTGCGATCGGTTGGCGGCAGTTCCAGGGGCTCGAGTGCTGAGAAGCGCGCATCGAGTTCTGACGACTACAGCGCAGGCTGGGATTTGGAACCCCCAGAAAGGTATAGGCACCACTGATGATACACCCGTGGAAAAAGAATAATACGATGGTAGAGGACCCCGAGTTCTCAACCCCAGTGTTCGAAGTGTCCACGGAGGTAGAGAATCGATGCCCGTACTGTAAGAGGCTGCTCTTCAAGGGGCTCCTCGGTCCAACCACGTCGATCGAGATCAAATGCACTAGACGACAGTGCGAGAAGATCTTCACACTAGTACGAATCTAGAAGCGCCATAGAGCCTCTCACGAAGCCAAGGAGAAGAAGCAATGCCTTCGAATCTGAACACGTATGGGGATCTGAGTCCTCGTACCGCGGCCTTCGCGTCCAAAGAACTCCTCCGCCGTGGACAGCCCCAGGCTGTACTCGAGCTATTCGGATTCTTCGATGCGCAGGGTGCGAACAAAACAACCACCCGCAAATGGCGCCGGTACGAAGCTCTTGCTCCTGCCACTGCCCCCCTCGTTGAAGGTGTAACCCCGGCCGGTAGCCGTCTGACGTATACCGACATCGAGGTAACCCTCCAACAGTACGGTGATTTCACGGTCGTTACTGACGTGATCCAAGACACTCATGAGGACCCCGTCCTTAATGAAGTGATCACGATCATGTCCGAGCAGATCGTCGAGACCATTGAACTCGTCCGTTTCGCTGCCCTCAAGGGTGGTACGAACGTTTTCTACGCTGCCGGCGTCGCAAACCGCAGCCTGGTCGACAGCCCACCTCTGCGTGGCGATCTCCGTAAGATCTACCGTAGCCTGAAGAAATTCAAGGCGAACGAGATCACCGAGATCATCAAGCCGTCGCCGAACATCGCTACCGAGCCCGTCGCCCGTGCGTTCGTCCTGCTGGGTCACACTGACCTGCACGCAGACGTCGCCAACATGACTGGCTTCGTGCCGATCGAGAAGTACGCCAACATGAAGCCCATCAGCGAATTTGAAGTAGGTAAGGTTGACCAATTCCGCGTCATCCTCACCAACCTCTTCGAGCCGTGGCTCGCAGCTGGTGTTTCTGGCAGCACGTACCTCACGAACGGTGCATCCGGCACAGGTAAATCCGATGTGTACCCCATGCTTGCCCTCGGCAAGAATGCGTATGCTATCGTGCCTCTGGCCGGCAAGAACAAAGTCACCCCCTCCGTCCGCAACCCGCAGCCGGTAAACGGCGACGAACTCGGACAGCGTGGGTTTGCAAGTTGGAAGATGTGGCAGGCTTGCCAGATCCTCCAGGAAACCTGGATGGCACGGTACGAAGTCGCAGCGACTGCGGATCCTGCCTAACCCAACCCAGTAAATAAGGAGTTCAGATCATGGGTGAAATGCGACGCGTTTCAGGCACACTGAACGGCACTGGCGCAGCTCTGGTTGTTGGAATTGGTTTCCAGCCCGACTACGTCAAGCTGTGGAACCTCGAGACGACCAATCCGGTCTGTGTCGAGTGGAATCGTAACATGCGCTCGGCGGAGCAACTTGAAGGTGTGGGCGCTGTCTCTGACGGCACTCAGAACCTTTTTGCTCGCTATGCGTTTGGTGCAGGCATTGCCCCGTACCGCGGTAAAACCATCGCGGCAACAGCCAATACCACGTACTTGGTTTCGACCAAGGGTTCCGACAAGAAGAACGCCGACTTTAAGGGGGCCATCTCTACTTGGTCCTTGGACACGTTGGCGAACCGCACTGGTCACTTCGACGTAGGTGTCGATACGGACTTCGCAGGCGAGGGCTCCAAGGTCATCGCTCACGTTGCCCCCGTTGGCGAGATCTACGAAGTCGTTATGACTGCCCTCACGAATGACGGCGATGCCGCGGACGAAGTAACCCTCTCGGAAGCAGTTCCGGACGGTGCCAAAGTCCGCTTCATCAGCCCCATGTATGACTACGTAGCCGCAGCTGCGGACGTGGTCATTCCGGAAGGGTTCAAGATCAATATGACCACTGTCCTCAACGTCAGTGGCGATATGATCCAGTTCGAAGCCGGTACGTATCTCTAAGATACCACCATTCCGGGGGGCCGTAAAAAAGCCCCCCGGGATTTTTATCCCTCAAACCAAGGAGCACACACGATGAGCCAGAAAGATGTACCGTCCCTCGACGATCTGGGAATCGCCCCCAGCACCAAAGAAGCCCCCGCGAAGAAGCCCGCACCGAAGAAAACCACCGCGAAGAAGACCGCACTGGAACCCCCCGCACCAAACGACCCGAATGATGGCGAGAAATTTAGCTGGGTCCTGATCCCAGAGAAATCAAAAGAAACTGACCTCGACTATGTACCTGTCGGCGTCAATGGGGAGATGCTGCAGCTCCAACGTGGCAGTAAGATCATCCTCCCGGAACGGTTCCTGAAAGCCCTCGACAACGCCCAGACCCCGGTGTATAAGAAAGACCCGGAAGGCGGAGACCGAAAGATCACCGCAATGGTGCAGAAGGTCAGCTACACGGTACTCAGCCCCGCAACTCGCGAAGAATTTTTAGAGATGAAGACGGCAGGAAGACTGTCGAAGAAGTAGGAGTTACTGATGAAGGATGTGACAGAGTTAGTACCAAGACTGCAGCGAAAAGGACGAGGAGTGCCTGTGAATATGGCGACCCTCGAGCTGCGGGACGCCGTCCGGGCGTTCTTGACGATGGCCGGGCTGTGGACAGACTCTGTCCCATTCTTCGCGGTAGCAGACCAGAAGGAATATACCTTCGACCTCAGCAAGAGAGTAACTGAAGGAGACGCCCCAGTTGTCCGCAAGATACTCCAGGCTAAGTACCTCGGCACCGGGCTGGCCGCCACGTCGTACCGCCTTCTGGACGTGTTAGGGATTCAGCAATTCGTGATGAACAGCGCGCCCCCAAACAGCGACCCCCAATACGCAATCGGTGCAGTTGGGACCAACACATTCACGGTATCTGGAGAGGGGGACATATCCAGCGACTTCGAGGGAGAGGACATCGTAACGGTCCTCGGATCGACCCTCAACGACGGTCAGTACACCCTGAGCAGCACCGAGTACACCGCCCCTGATTTCGTCATCACCGTCGAAGAAGACCTCCCAGACACGACAGCAGACGGCAAGATCGGAATCGCCTCCTTGGCCCTCGACGTTGAGTTGAAGCCTGCCAACGGCACCACCCAATTTCCGGATTTCATTGTTGACACTTACGAATACGCCCTCGTCGGAAAGGCAGCATCCGAGCTGTTCTCTCTGGCAGGGCGCCCGTACTTCAGCCCAGACACGGGCCGCCTTGAGAGAATAGAGTATAACCGTGGCATCGTGAATGCCCGTACGTACTTGAATAACCTGGGGACAACTCGCGATTGGTCGTGGGTAAAGGACCAGAGTAACACTGGAGGGTTCAGCGGATGAGGCGGATGAATTATCAAGAAAAGTACCAGGATGACGCAAAAACTCCCGGGTGCGAATGTACGCACCCAGCAGAGATAAATGAGGTAAGATCCATGAAGATTGTACAGAGGGTACTCCTCGGAATGCTCGCCGCCATACTCGTCCTGAACGGCATCACCTTTCGAGCGGTCCTAGGATATTCGGCGGAAGTGCAGGAGCTGTCCCGAGAACAAGCAGCGCTGTCTGAATCGATGACTTGGGCGAAGAGTGCGCTCAAGAGGATCGAAACTGAGGTGAGCAAACAATGACAGCCGGTGATGTAATCTCCCGCCTGCGAAAGCAGGTACAAGACGAGGTCAAACCTTACCGGTGGCTCGACACCCTCATGCTGGAATATCTTTCGGACACTATCCAAGAGGTAGCCCGGGTCCGCCCTGATTTGGCTGCGGATCTTGACTGGACTCAGCAGGACGTCGTGGACGTGACAGATACCGCCGACGTACTGGTCTACGACGAGAGCGTACGGGCAGCACTTGTTTTTGGATCCGCGGAGCGTGTATACCTTGACGAAGACGCAGATCAAGGTAATGTAAGGCAGGCGCAAATCATGCGCCAGAAATTCGAAACTGAACTATTTTAGGAACGGAGAACTTCAATGAAAGTCACCATGTCCCGTCAAGAAGCTTTATCCCTCGCCGCCGGATTGGAAGCGAACCTCGCCAAGTACCCCGGAGGGAAGGTTTCATACGCAGCTGCGAAGAATTTTCGCACCCTCGATACGGGCGTCCGGAAGGACGTAGCCTTGGCACAAGCCAGCCGCGAGCACCACGCAGAGTACCGCACCGCGATCGACGAAGTGCTTGAGGATGTGGGAACGCTGCAGCAGTCGGGCCATTACCTCATTGAGGACCTCCGCAGACAAGAGTACTCGGAAGCGATTAAAGCTGTCCAGAAGAAGTACCCCGAGATCGTAGAAGACATCCGCAGGCAGGGCAAAGAGTTCGAGGACATTCTTGCAGAAGTAGTGGACATCGAACTCCATGGCCTGAGCCCCGAGGGTGTTGTAGATAATGAGAACCTCACAGGCGACTTGATGCGGCACCTCATCCCGTTCCTGGAGGACTAAAAGGACACTTAGGCCATGGCAGACGGCGCATACATTGACATTCAACTGATAGTCAGTACTCCAAGCGTAGCGATCCCAAATCCTGATCCCTTGGAAGAACGGGCGTCGTCTGTCGCCTTTGTAGTATCCTGGAACAGCCGCACTGGTGCGGTCTTACCGGCGGTCGGCGATTACGCAGCCTCGCAGGTGACGAACAATAGCGGCGTCACTGGGACCTTCGTCTCAGATGCCCTCGACTACTTAGCTTCGCAGGGCGGAGTATCCGTCCATAATGACCTCACAAGCATCCAAGGCGGAGAGGTCGCCGGCTACTTCCATTTCACCGAGACGCAACATACCAGACTGTCCCCCATAACTGCGTTTGGCGCAACCCTCATTGCGGCCGCTGACGCCCCCACAGCTCTCGGCATCCTCGGCGCAGTAGGTGGTAGGGCGCGACCTCGCTCTGTCGTCATGGTCCCTCAACGGACCCACTCTTACACCCCCAGAGGGCAGTGGAATTACTGGCCTTAGCTATCTAACGCTTGACGCAAGCCCCACTGGCGTACCTTCCACGGCCGGAACTCTATCCCACAATCCCGACGACTATACGCTGAATTACGATACCGGCCTAGGCCCGGTGTTGCAGATGAATCAGGAAGGCGTAATCGTCGTCTATAACGATACCGGCGATGACCTCCTTAACAAGACCGTCTGTTATGCCACCAGTGCGTTTGGTGGATACCCGTCAGTAACAAAGGCTGGCGCCGGGACGCACGACACCTGCCCGGAAGAGCTCGTTATCCTGACTATGGATATCCCGAACGAGACATTTGGCATTGCCATAGAGGATCGCGGGAAGATCCGGGATGTTTATACCGATTCGTTCGGGCTCGGTGACAGGCTATACCTCGACGACACGGTGCCTCCAACTGGACTCCTTATTAACACTCGCCCCTCATTCCCGTCGTACATCCGCAGTCTTGGCGGCGTCACGATAAAGTCAGCGACTGTCGGCGAGATCCAGTCACGGATTACTGGCAAGCCAATCGACACGATTACCGACGCTTGGGACGGCTCGATGCGGGAGACGATCAGCCTCACTGTTGATTCCGACGGGGCTACGACGACAGCATACCTTGAAGACGCAGACGGCCTCGGCCAGCTCACAATGATGTTCAGCGACGGACTCACGACCCTCGATTGCAGCCCCTCGTGCTCGATAGAACTGACGCCGGGATCCGCGACCGTGACACAGGCGAACTACATCTACATCACCACGGCGAATAAGGTCCTTGAAACCTCGACAAGCGACTGGCCGATAAACGAAGAGCACATCCGGCTCGCTCATGTTGAGCTCCTTTCTTCTGCAATCACTGAGGATGATGGGGCCGT